GAACATGCTCGCGATACGCGCAGCGTGTTACTATATTTTAAAAAGCTTGCGGCCTGTAGAAATGAAGTATAGTTGTCATAGTCACCGCCAGTGGTTGTATCCACTGGAGCGCCATATTCTTTAATTAGTTCCTTCTCAGAGGATACTAATTTTACTTCTCCTACAGGACCCCAGCTGAAGTGACCTGCGAACGCACCGATCGATGTCGATACTGCGGGGATCACATTAGTCAAATCTACTTCTTTGACCTCTACTCCTGGTGATACTTGAAATGCCATTCTAGTTTGTTCCTTTCAATGTTTTATTAATAAGTTTATTCATAATAAGATTATCTCAATATTTCTATTTATATAATATTAACTTTAGAGATCGTGCCACGCCCTGGCCTCGTTGGCCATTTCTTCGTGTTTATTTTCACCCTTAGAAGCGTTGTTTATAATACCAAATGGCGGAACATCGTTCTCTATCTGCTCCATTTTCTCTTTGAATAGCATCTCTTTTAGATCGACTGTCGATATATCACCGAACGCTTCAGATGATACAAACCAGGCAAACATGACTAAATTCATAACTAGATCATCGTGGTTTCCAGAGCTTGCCTCATAAGAACTGCCTTTCACCTCGAATGTAGATAGTTCTAAAATAGTGTGTTCATCTATGATATTTATCTTCCCCAATTCTACTAAATCTTTTAGGTTAGAGCACCCGATCCGCTTGATCCTTTTTGTCATCATTACACCAATACCATTCTTACGGACGCTTGATTCGACAAACATATTTTCGTATTCGTGCTCATAGTATACATCATTACATACAACTATTCCAGCATCATTACTTTCAATGATAACTAAGGCTTCATTATACTCTCGTCCAACTCGTACAATAATATCTCCAAAGATCATCGGAGATATCATGTTATCTCTGAACGTTGCAACTTGTCTGAATTTACCAAATGTTGCATCAATAACTGTAATAGTCGAATAGTCCTGACCACGACCTTTCGAAACATCAACAGTCATTACATACTGGTGGTCATCAATAGGATCTTCATAGTATTTTACACCGCGGTGATTTCTTTCAGCAGCGTGCATCTGCAAACCAAGTAGTGTATTAGAGGAAATGAGTGTGTTCGAAGTTCCAATAAAACTATTACCAAATTCCTGATCAAACTGCAATTCTGAAGTGTTAGCGATAGTCAACGCTTTCCACGCTTCATCGCGACCAGGAACATCGAACCAATCTATGCGGAATGGTACAAATTCGTTCTTCTTTTTCTGCGCTCCTTCCCACAAACCGCAGAAAATATTTCCAATACCATTTGCAGTAGATGTGATAATTACTTTAGTTTCGGTGCCAGCAGAAACGACAGGGTATGTAGATGTATAAAACTCATTGGCATTTTCAACGAATGCGAACTCATCAAGGAAAAGCAAATTGACAGAAAGTCCTCGAATAGAACTTGCTGAAGTAGCAGCCGCGATTATTCTTGAATTATTAGAAAACTCAATTGAACCTTTATTAAGAGCTTTACATCCTGGTTGTAAAAAGAATGGAAGATTCTCAAGAGCCAATGTGATGCGACTCAACATCTCTCTCGCAGTAGATCCTTTGTTAGCAAGTATTGCAACGGTCTTTTCAGAGTGGAAAATAACATACCATAGAATGTAAATTACCGATGAAATAGATTTACCAGATTGGCGACACGCAAGAACAATGTTGAAACGATTCTCGTTGAACTGCTTGAACATGTTCTTTTGATATTCGTACGGGATAAACGGTACTAACCCCTTATCCAGTGATATCACTTTAACATAGTTCTCAACGAAATATATAGGATCGTTCATACATTTCACGTACTCATCAACCTCTTCAGCTGAGAACTGCGACTGCAATCCGTCCTTTTTCACTAGCGGGTTACCCATGTAACCGCCATTACCATTTAATAAAATTTCAGACATCTACTGATTCATCTTCGTTTTTTCCTTTAAGATACTTTTGTAATTCTGTAGTTGATCCAACAAAAATGGAATTATTAGTAGTTGTACTTGAAGGCCCACCTTTTTCTTGAGTGATGTCTTTCCGCAGCTTCTGCAATTTAACAAGATCTTGCGTCATCTCGCTGGTGTGTTTTATCATTGTAGACAGTACTTCAAATGCCCTTGGATGCTCTGACTCCGATGCAAGCGCCATCATCTGATTGATCGATTCACACGACTTATCGATTAACATCTTCATTTTATCTCGTGAGTACTCAACATCTGTCTCGGTGTCACTCACTATCTGATAACCTGAAAGTTCAGTTTCTGGCTTGGTTGTTATTTCAAGATTTTCTGCTTCTTCAATTATTTCATCATATTCACGATCCATGATCAAAACCAAATGTAGTTGTTATAGTATCGGTGCTATCTAGTGGCGCTTCATCCGCCGCTGCCACTGCCACGCGAATATTTTCATTATTGACCCCGTAAGGATTAGCTGTTTTAAGGCTTGTGTCAACACTGTCAAATAAGAACGTGTCAACCTTTCGTATAAGGCCTGTTTTAGTTACTCCACCAGCAAACTTAATCTTCATACTAAAATCAAGAGTGTATAAGATGGTCCTGCGTGTTTCGAAATCGCCTTCATAATCATCGTTCATTGAGATCGAATTTAGTATGATAGGAACATCAGTAGTAGTGTTCTTCCCCTCAAGTTCTTTTATGCTTACGGTATACTCAGGCGAAAATGTGGGTAGAATCTGCTCTACTATTTGCAGTGCTTCATCCTGATTAAGAGCATACGCATTTAATTGCATCCCGATAATGTACGGAACACTTTGATATAAAGTATTAACATTATCACTATCACCATCAATCGGAATCAGCTTCTTATTGAATCGACTCAGTTTACTTTCGTTGTCGTATTCCATTGAAGTAATCTCGAAACTAATCCTAGGCAGTTTAATCGCGATGGTTTCTGAAGTAGAACCAGATGTATCTGAATTGATCCGCGCAAGAAATTTCTTCCTAGGACCATACGCGATTGGCACTTTTTCCTCTGTACCTCCAGGCCGAAGTATCTTAATGTTGTTGAATAGTGTACCAAAAACAGCTACAGATGTTCTGACTGTTTTGTTATAAAAATGTGTTCCGCTTAGCATATCTTAAGTTGTTATGTTCGGCATTCCGAATGGATTATTCTTAGTAAAATCAATGAATGAATTACCCTCAGTTTCAAAATCTGTGTTGTCAGCGTAAGGATCATTGTCGTCAATTGTGCTAAATGCATCTGTTGAGGAAATTACATAAGAAGGATTAGGACTATTCTCTGAACCTGAAACATTGCCCCAAGTGCCCTCTGTTTTAACAAAGCCAGTATTACTACTATCGCTCGCGAGCTGGTTGGTGACATCTATATAATTAGTTCCAACAACTGCGACTTCACCCGTTACTGTTATTGTTCCGTTAGTCTGAGTAACATCTTCACCAACAGTAAATGTTCCAGTGCCGCTTCCTAAGTTTAAGCGTGTCCGTGAAGCAAAATTAATTTCAAACTGGTCAACCTCTGACACACCCGTATCAATCTCTTGATTGTTGTACTCAAACTGCTGACATGACAATTTAAATGTGGGAACGTTCTGTAGCTGATAGAAAGGTGTTTCATCTTCAACGTAATTAATTTCAAATAAACCATTAACAAGTGGGAAGTATATCAGATCACCTTCTTGAGGTCTAACTTCTACTGGATCCTGGAACCTCGATACAAGTTGTTCCCAACGTCTATTTGAAACAATAAGATTGATGCTGTCTCGTATTTCTACGCCGAACTTTGAAAGCAAGTCACCATCACCACCGAAACCATCAGTGTTTTCAACATACATTTCAATCTGATGCGCCGCACCAAATTTCGCAAGGGCATCCTCGTTAAATATAGAATCAGTATTTACAATACTCCTAGGAATATAAAACACATCATGTCCATAAATCTTAAGAGCCTCTATAGTAATATCTTCATAGAGTCTCTTTTCAGGAGTTGACCCCTGATTAAAATATACGTTCCTTGGCATCTTATCCTATAAAATCTAATGGTGGTAATTCGTGTTCAAGACGAATCTTCTCTTCAAGCTTTTCAATATCAGCGATAGCATCATCATATATTTGGCGGCCGTTCATTGTAACACCACCAGGTAGAACCATACCCTCGAATTTAATAAGATTCAATCCCCACTGCCTCTTAACTAAAGCAGTAGTGTATCTCTTTAAAAACATATCGTTATATACAGTAGTGAAACTCTCTGGATCAACAGCGCTATATCCGTCAAAGACAACATAGTTTCCTATGCCGAGATCTTTTAGAGCATCTGTGTGAAAATTCACTCTACCCTTATGTCGACTATATTGGATCATTTCATAGACGCCGTTTATATTGCGGTCGATTAATGAAAGATACTGCTGAGTCAATTCGTAATTAACGATACCGCCAGATGCTCCGCCCAAATCGAAAATATCATTTAGGTGCATTTGATAATCTACTGAAAAAAGTGATGTGCCAGAATTAGTATTACTTATATTAAATACATTATTGATCGATAAGATATTTGTATCAGGAGAGATCGCGATATATCCATTGGTAATATCAGTTTGAGTTACCTGATGCTTCAGCAGATTACGAACTACAGCATCACTATGAAAATCTTGATAGAATTGAATCGCCTCATCAACGCGGTCTTCGATCTGATCGTCATCAACATTAATTTCGATGACAGGATGGCCTAATGCTCTTAAGCAGTAATCGATAAGTTTCTGTCTTGTATTTGGTATAGCCATATTATCTATTTATATAATAGCAGATGAAGAACGCGTTCTGCGTACAGTTTTTATTTATCAAATTTTAACTTATCCTTAGATTACCTGTGCATCAGCATCAGAAGCGAAAATAGCGGCGGCGTCGGGAGCGTCATCCTCAATTTGTTTATTGCGAGCAATCAGCGCAGGCAAGGCATCGCAAACTGCTTTAAATGCTAAGGCAGCTTCGGGGAGCTCTTCCATGATCTGCCAAAATGGAACTGTAATCCCCCGCTTTTCAGTCAGGAGCATCTCCCCGCTTTCTCGATCAAAAGGGCAATAGCTAATGTATATAGTGTCGTCGGGGTTTGCGTGATTCGCGTCGACGGCAAGATCCAAGATGTAAGCTTCTGCAAATGTCTTGGCTGGCGCGGCGATTACAGCTTCGCGTGTTGCTGTGTCAATTAGAGGTATAGTAATATTCATTGTTTTAGTTTATTTTGGTTTGTGCTAAATTTTATTCTCAAACATATTATTTAAATGTGAACTTCAAGAGGATCTACATCTTTTCGTGTTCCGTAAATTACATAGCTGTATTTTCCATCGACCGCTAATCCGCCAATTTTGACTCTTACGTTATTACGCTCTAACACAAACAAGTCTTTCGCTTGGTCAATCGATGTAAGTTGTACCGTGACGCTGTTTTCGCGAACAAGCCATTCCCACTCTTCTGGTAATTGGATTTCTTCTTGGTCTGATTCCCCTCTTACGCACACACCATGCTCATTACTTTCTACTACGCTGTATTGCAGACGACCTCCAGTTCTTGGATTATCGATTAAAAAGTTCTTTGTCGTAGCTGTAATGGTCCCGACAACTTGAAGCTTCGAAGAAGGACTATCAGTGCCTATACCAATATACCCATTATTTCTTACTACAAAGCGGTTTGTTCCGCTATTAGTTCCAGAATGTGTCTTGATGGCAAATCTCCGTCCATCAGATCCTCTCCAACCACTCAGCGATATTCCATATGCGGTACTCGCTGTAGTAGTGCCTAGGAATATTGATGTTAAACCTGTATCATCTGTGGTCGAGGAAGGCTGGAGCTTTATGAAAGGGTCTACAGCAGCCGATGTGCTTTGTGCTTTTCTAATATGTAGTTTTTCTGTGGGACTCGTTGTCCCTATGCCAACGTCACCAGACGCAGTTAAGTTTCCAGTGAATACAGGTGATGCCTTCCGGGCGTATAGTGACCCTTGAACTCCATCAAGTAGATCAGCATCTAAACCAGAGCCAGCGCCGTCATTATTAGAATGCCAAATATCATACCCTGAATATCGTAATTGTGAATTTGAGACTCTTAAGATATCTGTAAAAGAACCGTTGACTTTACGTCTAAATTGGAAGCTCGCGGCATCAGCGTCGTTATCATTATCAACATCAAAGTAAATACCACCGTCATCCATGTGAATGTCAGTAATATCATCTCCATCGGTTGAGCTGCTATTCCTCCTAATCCTCAACTTACCGCCGCCAGTTCCAGATAAAACATTAATCCCTCCATTTAGAGTGAGTAAGCCCGTAGCAGTATCGGCTGCGTCACTTCTTAAGAATGAACCCGACTGAACACCGTCTAAGGTGCCAGCGTTAATGCCAGAAGTACCATTAACATCAACTGTTTTGATAGCGGTTAGTATTTGTGCTGCTGTCTGATCTGCAGTAGCGCTTGCCTCGATAGCATCTAGCTTTGTGCCGTCTACTGAGACATCTCGGCCATCTACTGTACCAGATGCACTCATTACTATATTACTACCAACTGTCACACTACTGTTACTTTCATAAGTACTTGAAGTATGAGTCTGCTGTCTCTTTGATGAAGTTACTGTTGCCATGATATTATAATCTTTTTCTATTTACCTTAAATCTGATTGATGAATCTTTTGCTGCGGCGTGTAGACTCCCATAAGTCACCTTTAGTTCGCCGCTTTTTCCGTCATAAAAAGGAGCTTTATTCGGGTGACCTGATGCCGATAACTTTACTCTAAGTTGAGTTCCAGTAGTAGCAAATACATGTGATGTCACAGCAGTTTTATCGTAAGTTTCCCACGTACTACCGTTATTATTAGAAACATATATTGTCAGCGAACAAGAACTTGGTATTGTAAATACATCTGAATTGTTGACAAATATATGATCAATATTAGCGCTATTGGGTAGAGTATAAGTTCCGTATACGATTTCCCAATCACCTATAAGCTCCATAGGTTTAGTACTCTCAGCATATGTGTGAAAGCGATGCCCGTCTGAACCGCTATATCCTGTATGTATCCAATACTTTGTACCATTAGCAGATTCCATAAGCACCATCGGTTGACCATAGTCAGTATCAATACTTCTACCCCTGCCGCCAGTTGTTGTATCTTCTGTTATACTTGATCGTTTATCAAAAGCAGCAACCTTATTATTAGAATGATCTATCCAACCTCTAGCCTCAAATATTCCACGATCAGCTTGAACATGAATCATATCGCTATATGAAGGGACTTTGTCCATTGGAGTTCCACTTGTCTTCTGATACTTGGTGCCAAATCTAAAATAATTTGCGCTAGAAGAAACATCACTCATGTAGATTTGATTGTGAACTGTTGGTGCGCTACCAGTCATGCACGGTGTGATATCTATATCAACTATCCTAGAAGAACCTCCAACCCACATTCTATTAGGGGCATTAGTAGGGTCCGGTACATGTAACCCCTGCTCATAGCCATCATCACCAACACCGGCATCTGCCATATCACACCAAACTAGCTCAGGAGAAGCAGTCGATGCATCTTCAACAAGTATAAAGTTGCCATTATAATAAGAGAAGTAAAATACTCTATCATTCACCTCATCATAGAACAAAGTATACTTATAACCATTCCTATCAATTGTTGCTGTTCCTGATTTAAGATCTCCAGTTCCAGAGCTGTTTCCTATGATCTCTTCTGTTCCAGTATTTAAATTACGGCGGAGAACCCTTCTGGGGTGCCTATTGGCAGTCTCACCGGCATATATCCATTCACCTGCTGCGACTAACCCAGAAACATAAGAATTGCCAACCCTTCTAATATACCCATTACTTGTATCTTGTGATCCAATAAATGTGTCTGGGTTACTATGTGTAGGACGAGCATGTTTTACAAAAGTAGTTCCACCATTCACACAACCGCTATAATCAAATGTTGTGTATCCATCCACGTTGTGTGTCATAGCAACACCTAACTTATTTGTCTTATCAATAGCCACACTCACCATATTCCCGTAGGTGGCGGTTGTATCTCTGTATAAAAACTGAGTTTCGTGATAAATTTTTGTCAGAGAACCATCATTATTAAGACGCCGAACTGCAAATCCATCGCCCCATCCAACAGTAAATATAAGATCACCGTCTATCTCAATACCGCTGGGAAACCCAATTACTCGATCACCGCCATCATACTCACCGCTGGTACCATCCGCAACAGTATTATCGTGACCACCTTTAAATATAGGCAGTATGTGCCTAAGAGATCCATAGTCAGTTTGGCCTGCTCCTGTGATGGAAAGTATGTTACCTCTTGCTAAGCTTGAATGTTTAAATTTAGACATCTGTAAGTTCTTCTATTTGTTGCAACGCTGTATTCAACGCGTCCTTCAATAATTTTATAAGCTCAGGATCTTCGTCCCTCTCCTTCTCTAAAGAGAGATCTTCCAGCCGTTGATCTCTGATATCATACCAGTATTCTAAATCATCCATATTATGCTATAGTTGTTTCTACCCAGAATTGGTGGAAATTGTTGTTATTAGTTCCACTGACTTGCTCCATGTAATTAGTATTCAATCCAGAGTATACTAGAGATGCCGAAGTTCTATCCAAACTGTTCTGCGTAGCGTGTTCGTGCTTATAAACATTGTAAGCCGATACAAATCTACCGTTAGTGCTTGGCGGATTCCACTGAATGTAAAAGGCATTGTTGAGATCAACCACACTCATTGTAGTAGGGTCTGCACTTGAGACTGTGTAAGAAACGCTGCCAGTAGTCGCGCTTGAAAGCATACCTTTCTTCATTGCGTAAACGCGGTATGCTTGAGTTCCTGTTTCGGTAAATGCGTTATCAATAACGCTCATTGAAGCAGAAAAATCTTCTGGAGGAATCACTGATATCAAACCATAGTCACTACCATCAATTGAACTATAAACTAGATAAGCATCGATGCTTGAAGTAGTAGATGCTGCGAATGTTACGTCTATTGTTTCACCAACTATAGTAGTGGTAACACTCGCAGGTGCATTAGGTGCTGTAATAGCCCCAGCGAATGCTGTAGAAGAGTATCCATCAAGCGTATCAGCATCAAGGCCTGATCCAGCACCATCAACAGTCTTAATAGCGGTTAGTATTTCTGCAGCTGTTTGATCTGCTGTAGCGTTCGCTTCGATTCCATCTAGCTTAGTTCCATCAGTAGCAACATCTCTTCCATCTACTGTTCCACTTACAACGGTATTTCCTTCCACAGAAATACCTGTGCTTGTTGTATATAACTTACGCGAATTATTATGATATACATTAACCGCACCATCTTCAAAGGCGCTAATCATATTTTCCCCTTTGTTAGCACTTACTAGCCTAAAAGCGTTTGTATTAACATATAAACTACCCGTACCTGATGTGTCATCTATATAACTATTAGAACCATCATGGTAGATTTGTAAGTCCTGACTTGCGCCAAGTTTAATCTTACCTCCATCACCGTCATTCTGCATCAAAAGGTCTTTGTTCGCAACTAATGACATTATACCGCCATCTAATCTAAGGTATTCTGCTAAACCACCAGAGCCATCATCGCTTCTAAAGATAATATCAGCATCATTAGCGTTCTGGGTTATAAAGAGATTGCCTAAATAATTATTAATAGAACTACTAGAACCATTATGCAACATCTGGAAATCGCTACCTGTCCCTAACTTAAGTACAACGTTGTCATTAAGTTGTAAGTCCCCTGTCATCGTACCACCAGATTTAGGTAACTTAGTCGCGAGGGCAGTAGTTAGCGTGGTGTTGTATGACGCGTCATCATTAATTGCAGCTGCTAACTCATTAAGGTCATTTAGCGTGCTTGGAGCACCACCTATAAGAGTGGTTATTTTATCAACAACATAAGCAGTTGTTGCGATCTTAGTGCTATCATCGCTTTCGATTTGCGTGACTGCAGTAGACAATCTAGCAGCTGCTACCGTGCCTGAAGCTAGATCACTCGCGTTCGTTGAATTAGTTACCTTAGCGGTATTAGCACTAATGGCAGAAGCTTGTGCTACTGTAATACCAGTCTTCGATGTGTTAGTTGCTACAGCAGATGCTGTACCGTAATAAGATCCTTGTTGGCCATCAAGTAGGTCAGCATCTAGTCCTGAAGCAGCACCATCGTTACCAGCATGCCATACTTTAGATGTGCCAGATGACCCTATATATAATTCCCCGTTTCCTTGCAAGTCTAACTTTTTAGTCCAAGATGAACCAGAGTTGGTCGAGTGTGCTATTCCAAAAAGACCTGAATATGTTGATGCATCAACATCCCCTAGTACTAGCGCTTGATTTGTTCCCCCCTGCTCATTAACGATAACTGAAGCATTGTTGTGCTGCCAATCAAAACCGTAACCGTCCGCTTGTGCGTGTTTGATTCTAGTCCAATTATCACCAGAGGTATCACCAACGTGTATCTCGCTGTCCTCGACCACCAAATTCCCGGTCATCGTGCCACCTGCTTTAGGTAGAGCATTGTCAGCCGTAGTTCCCTGTGTCGAACTCGCGAACGATGTAGAAGAGTATCCATCAAGCGTATCTGCGTCAAGTCCTGATCCAGAACCATCAACTGTTTTGATAGCGGTTAGTATTTCTGCAGCTGTTTGATCTGCTGTAGCGCTTGTTTCAATAGTTGCTAGCTTAGTGCTTGCAGTACTGTTATAAGATACCTTAGCGGTGTTAGCAGTAATAGCAGAAGCTTGCGCTCCTGTAATACCGGTCTTAGCACTGTTAGTTGCCACCGCGGCCGCTGTACCATAATATGCCGAAGACTGTCCATCAAGTAGATCAGCATCCAATCCAGATCCAGAACCATCAACTGTCTTAATAGCAGTTAGTATTTGTGTAGCGTCGCCGCCCTTTACTAGGGTCTGGTTGGCAATTCCTGCTGTATCAATAGTGGACCTACCTGCCGCAGCGTATTTGTCATACGCATTATTTGAGTGGTTGAATGTAAGATCTTGGCTGTAAAAAGCAGTTGGTTCGGTATATGTAAGATACGAAGTTCCAGTCCAATCGAGGGGTTGGTCCGATGCAATGTGGTATACTGCACCCCCAGTTCCCCCTCCTCGAAGGAAGAACGCTTTACCGTAGGAGTTATCTACTGTGCCACCGTTACCCGAGTAGAGTGTGCTGTATTGCTGCGTTAGCTCCTCGATAGTGTTAGTGTAGACAGCCCCGCCCCATGCCCCGTAGTTACCCTTCCAGACTAAGTTTAAAGATCCTCGATGCGTGGAAGTATTCCAATCATTTGGCCCTTGCTCACTGTAACCCCTATAAATCTTAATAGTTCTCTGGGTGTTCTGGTTCCCGCCAGCGAAGTGAACGGGATAGTAAAGATTACTCGCTCCGTAAACATATAGGTTGAATGTATATGGTAGGTTAGTCACCCCATCCACTAGGTTAGTGAATGTAGATGGCAGCCTCGCATTAGGTACCGTGCCAGAAGCTAGATCACTCGCGTTCGTTGAATTAGTTATTTTGGCGGTGTTAGCAGTAATGGCACTTGCTTGAGCACCTGTAATACCAGTCTTAGCACTGTTAGTAGCTACATCAGATGCTGTACCATAATAAGCTGAAGATTGGCCATCAAGTAGATCAGCATCAAGGCCTGATCCAGAACCATCAACTGTCTTAATAGCAGTTAGTATTTGTGCTGCGGTTTGATCTGCTGTCGCGTTCGCTTCAATAGCATTGAGCTTGCTATGGTCAGCGTTAGTAAAATCATTAGTAGTAAGTCCACCATCACCAATGCTGTATGTCGTGTTTGTGTCAGTGTAATTATTAGCATGAACATTTGTTGACCCCTGATCTTGAGTCCAATCAATAATTTGGTTACCGCTTGGTATTGTAGGAGTACCAGACAAAGAGGCGTATGTTATCGCTGTTCCTGTCCAGACTCCAGCACCATTGATTACTTGAGTAGTTGTAGAGTTAGCTGTTCCCAATAATGTTCCTACATAATATCCATTAAGAGTCGATACAAAATTAGAGGTAAGCAGACCAGCTCTTACAAGAGAATGATCCGCGGAGCCATCTCCGCGGATATTAATTACTGCTCCTACAGTCTTACCGTTATGGACTGGGTTTGAATCATCGTAAACAAACACATCACCATCACCATCTGCATTCCAAATAGCTGTTGCGCCATCAATAATGTTCTCATCACCTGCTGTAGCGTAATTTTGAGACTTAACGTATTGTGTAGTAGCTAGTTTTGTTGTGTTATCACTTAATGTGGGAGTGGGAGCGGTCGGTGTTCCTGTAAAGGTGGGGGAAGCAATATCAGCCTTAAGGTCTACTGATGTATTGCTGGCAGCATCAACCCCCACGAATAGATTTGTGAACCAAGCAGTATCAGTCCCAGTATTACCAGATTGATAGTTCATCAACCAACCCATCTTGACCTTAGCTGTCGCTGGTGGGAACTTAGTAGTTATGTTCGTACCAGAGTAATCTACTCCGTCCATGTAACCAGTTGAGGTAGTCCAATCTGTTGTCAACAACTTGTTGACCATCACATTGTATTTGTAGCTCCCTCCTGAACTCCCGTTACTCAATTTTGATCCAATTGGATAAGTCGCTCCAGCCCAAGGGACTCTCAGCGTGATAACGTTACCACTTACATCTCCAGGGTCCCAGGCGTTGCCATACCAGAGCCTGGAATATGTCTCGACCGGGTAAGTGTAGCCTAAACTATTTGAGTATTCCCAAAAGATCAGCGAGCGTAGATGTGTCGAAGAACCCGCTGTTCCTGCGTTATAGTAGTTAGATCCATTTCCTGCAAGTGTTACTGTCGTATCACCGGCGGTAAGCGCGACTGCCAAGGTCGTCGCGGTGTTAGCTCTGTACATGTGGTGTTGCGCGCTTATGATGTAATCATCTACGTCAGTCGCGACCGTCATCATGTAGTATCTGCCCACTCCATTGAGTGATTTAGCATCTACTGACATTCTGTATTTCTTGTTGGCATTAACTGCCATCAATTCGTCTGTGAATACTGTAGCGGAGCCTGCGTATTTGAATGAAGCTGGCGACGAGTTAGAAACAGTCCCATCGTAAGTAAATTGTGAGAAGTTCGTATTATCACCTAGCAGCCCGGAATAATTCGTGACCAATTGTTGGCCTCGTGATGCGATGTAAGGCACCGTGGTAATTGCATCCCCGTCCACTTGTAACTCAGCCGCACCTGAGAAGTTCATAATGTTATCAGCAGCATCGTCTATAGCCAAGAGATGTACATTATTAGTACCAGTGAATAGTATGCCTTCTCCAGGGTCATTTATTGTAAGCTGATTAACACCAGAGATATTAAAGTTAGTCCCAGTGATCCCGCTAGAATTAGTTAGACCTGATATTCCTCCACCAGCAACGATTCCTCCGGTCATTGTACCACCAGATTTAGGTAACTTAGTCGCAAGAGCAGTAGTGATAGTTCCGGCATAACTTGCGTCATCATTAATCGCGAACGCCAATTCATTAAGAGTATCTAATGCACCAGGTGCACCACCAATCAAATCAGTTATCTCTGTTTGTACATATGCTGTAGTCGCTATTCGAGTCGAATTATTATTTGCCGCTTGTGTCGGTGCTGTTGGATTCCCAGTTAAAGCTGGACTAGCAAACATCGTAGCCTTGCTTTCGTTGGTAACATTGCCTAGACCAACATCACCTTTAACTAAACTTACAACGCCGCTCTTTCCTGCTACCGAAGTGACAAGGTTTGTGTCGTCAAGAAGATCTGCAAGATCTAATGTAAACGTAGTCGAATCGTCCCTTGTAAATGTGACAATACCAGTTGTGCTATTCAAAGAACCAGAAGCGATAGATCTAGAATCTTCATCTAAGTAAGCCGCTAAAGAAATACTATTCGCTGTACCACCTTCATCTGTGTAAACCAAAGAACCAGAAGTTAATGCTAAACTCGTTACGGTCTCTGAAGAAAGAGCACCGATATCACTAAGAACTTCAGCACCAGTTCTATACTTAACTAAACCGCTATCACTTACTAGAAATTTATTTAGATCAGTTGTCGCATTATCAATAGTACTAATGGTAACAGTTCCATACGTTTCAAGGTTTCCAGTAGAGGAAAGAGCACCATCTGCATGAATATTAGTCGAAGCTCGAATGGCACCTGTAACGTCAAGTTTGTATGAAGAATTTGGAGTCGCGGTGCCAATGCCAACACGATCACCGGCAACCACTAAAGCATTGGAAGCATATGTTCCCATAGTGATAGTGTCAGTGGTTGACGTGCTTTCTACTTCAATGATGGGCAATCCTGCTGCATCGTTAACACTAAATATCGTACCAGTCAAACTATCATTAACACTAAACAATCTTCCACTATCACC